ACTGTTTATTAAATCTATGTCTGTATTATTTTCTGTCATTGTTTTTCCTGTAAATTCTCAAACGCATCTAAAACATCAACAATATCTTTCATGATCTCACTAATGATTTTCTCAAGGTCTGTGATATCTCCACAGACCAAGTTAGATTTAATAACAGCACGCAAATGTGAATCGCGATCTTCTTTTGTTACGACTGCCATTTTATATCCTTATGTTTTACGCTTTACGCTTAGATTAAAAAGGTATATCGTCATTTAAATCTAGCACTAGATTTGCGTTACGTTGCAACGCTGACATGGGCACGCCCGTGGTAACCGGCGTTACTTTCTTAATCCCAACCTCATTAGCAACAGAACCCGCTGCGTGAACTTCCGTCACGTGATTGCCCGTAAGATTTTTACCGTCTTGTGTAGTCAATTCCCACTCAGCAATCTTAATCGTAGCAACCCGGCCTTGCATGGGTGCTAAGTCAGCATCTGTTGGCGCGTTGGCATGCATAGGCTTGAATTCAAACAATTCCATTACAAGTTTCAGCATAGACAAATTACGATCAATCGCCGCAGGGCTGCCGTCAAAGCATTTTATTTTCTGCGATACTTCGCGGTTCTTAAATGGCCCGCTTGTTAGCTTCCATTTAATTTCATAATACTTTTTGTTGCCAAATGGGGTATTTGTATCAACTAGTAAGAAACTCTTAATAGTTGCGTCAGATATCGTGCCATCCGGAATCGATGAAAAATCCGACAAAAAGCTGTCCCCTGGTTTGCCTGATGGCACTATTCCTGTTCCTGACCGCCAAAAATCTACCATAATATTACCCCTCAAAGTATGTTGTCATTGATTGCCGTACAAATTCTAAATCGTTATCTATATATTGCTCTGAAAACATATCGATAGGAGATTTAGCTAAGTGCGTTCCATTATGTTGCGTTAAAAACTTATACTTACCATCCTGTACCTGGGAATGTAAAACACATGTAACCATGCCAGCCAAACATATTTTATCATCGATGAGCTTACCGATTGTCTTTATCTTTACGTTACCTTGTACGTCGGTGTCGCTGTGCGTCAAGATGAAACACGTTAAATCTTCGCGCGTCCTTGTTATTTCTGTAATCATTTCATATGCGTGAAAAGCTAACTCATTGTACTTTTCGTAACCACGCTCCATTACTCGATTCATAAACTCATGTGTCATGTAATAATTAAAATCGTCGATCACAAGTGTTTTAATTTCTGGCCGTCTTTTATCGATTGCCCTAATGTAACCAATCACTTTGTTGTGGTCTTGAATATGATAAAAGTTCTTGGCTTCCTCGTTGTAATTCTTCTTGTAACCACGAAAAGGTAACGGCTTGTCATTCGCTGAAATAATCACAGTTGACAGCGGATCTAAACCCCTAATACTCGTACTTTTCCCACTACCTGACGCACCCACTATAATCACCGTGTTGCTCATGCCCCACATCCATCAGGGTATAAATCCCCGTATTGATTCTGGTGCTGGTGCTGGTGTGTACGAGGTGCAGGGATATCAGCAACACACGCAGACAATAATAAAACCATCAACAAAAAAGCGTATTTCATACAACCACCTTCGCAATTTTAACGTGCATCTTCTTCGGTGTTGCTGACAAATAAGCGTCTTTAATCGCGTTGTCTTGTTGCGTGCCAAACATTTCACATTCACGGATTGCTTTATTGTTTAACTCAAATTTTGTGACTTGCTTCACAATCGGAAACCGACCATCAATCTTATCAACAGCACTTAACGATCCAATGTATCTATCAATATTTAGCTTATAGTTTAAGCCTGTTGTGATTGTGATTTTCCAATCGTCAAAAGTGTGAGTGTGTGCGCCAATTTTTGTGTGCTCTAACAATGTCGCTAAATTATTCTCAGCAATAGCCTTTAAATTAGACATCATATCAATCGTGTCATTGCATAAATTGATATGCTTTATCAAGTCGCGAACAGTCGCGCCGTTGTCTAGCACCTCAGGAAACTCATCTACCATACTCATAACTACCTCTTTAAAATTAATTGCGTCGGCATGACGTGAGGCAATTATATTACAGCTCTTGACATAAAGCAAGCGAATGTTGTAATATATCAACATCATCCTAAGGGGGTAATAAATGACATTAGATGAAGCAGTAAAGCATTTTGGTACGATGTACAAACTATTTAAAGCGTGTGGTTTTTCAGCGGGAGCACCATCTCATTGGAAAATTAGAGGTTATATCCCGTATCCGTCACAAATGAGGATAGAGAAACAAACGGGTGGCGCATTAAAAGCTGATACAGACTACATTACTAAAAGGGTGAGCGATGAGCTTGACGCTTAGCGAACGTGAAGAACTTGAGGGGTTACGGCGGTCAGCAGCTAGATTCATGACTAACCCCGTAGATGTTGCGTTTTTTGAACTGCAAAATATGGTTGATAATCCACGGCCAAACCGGCTTGATAGCGTGTTGCCGACAAGCGCTTTTTATGTTTTAGCTCGGGCATTGATTGCGTTAAAACAAGAGCTAGTAAAATGAGTTATGAGCTTGAGACTATCAGGCAGCAATGTAAATCATTCGATCATGGCTTAGTAACGCTTGGAAAATTAACGCCTGTATCCGTTATTGTGTCTAAAAATGAACGATGGTATCGGTTTTCCGATCTTGATCTCAATGTAATTATTGCGCAACTAGCTACATTATATAAGAGAGCAAAAAAATGACATTCAACAATGCAATGTTAAAACAAGGCTCAGCGAATAAGTCTGCAAAACTAACAGAAAGACAGGTTTTAAATATACGAAAAACGAATCCTACAACGACATGGGAATTTTCAATGGTTGCAAAATCGTACGGCGTTAGTCCGCAGACTATCAAAAAAATAATATTGCGAGAAACTTGGAAGCATGTAGGGGAAAGTAGGGAACCAGTATCAAAACCATGAGTATTACAAAAGAACAACGTAGAGCAGCAAAGCAAAGTATAAAAGATGCGCGAGAGATTATAACGCACATGGAAAAGCATATAGATAGTAAAGACCAAACCGCGATTGAATTAGCTGCGGCGTTTTTGCATATCTTTAATCATCATTTAGAACATGGCGATTTACAGCCTTGGTATGTGCATTTAGCGCAATTATTACGGAAGAAAAATGAATAACACCGAGAGCTCCACGAATAGTGATGAGAGCCTAGCGAATAGTGAGTGTCAGCATGAAAGCGATGGCTCTGGCTATGGTCATGGCGATGGAATGGATTGTGATGTCAAAGCGTGGGTTAAATGTCGCGATAAACTTCGGGAGGAATTATGATTAAAACATTAGAAGGTTTACAGAGCAAAGTGCTAGAGTTTAAACAAGATAGTCGAGACCATTGGATTGAAAATCTTGAAGAGTCAACAGAGTTTACGCTGGGCAGCTTTGCTGGTGAAGATCGCGCGTTTCATTTAGTTTTAGACTTATTGGATCAGATTATCAATGGTCGTAATTGATCTAATATAGCAAACAAAGTAGGATGGTGGCTTAGTTCGTGTTATCAGCACTTACTAAACCACTGGGCGCAGCCCGATGGTCACGTTCACAGCTATAAGAAGGTAGCCGAAACATGAACAGAAGTATACCAACCACAGCACTAAAAGTCAACGGATATGCTATGTTTTTTAACATGGGCAGGATTTTATACGCATTTTTTTAATGTAACTCTATGAAAAAGGACGATATTTTGAGTGATATTTTGAGCGAATGGTTAGCAGTATTGGCGGTAATGCCTTTGTCGATGGATGAGAAAGCAATCAGGGTTAGGCTTGCGATTGAGATTTTAGAGGGAATTAAATAATGATGAATACAGCAAATAGCAGGGATTTTGAACAGTTAAAATCAAGATTAGACATTGAAAATTTAGTTAAACAGTTACTACCAGATGGCAAAGGTTTCCCAGAATGGAAGGCGATAAACCCCACGCGAGATGATAAAAAAGCGGGTTCGTTTCAGGTAAATTTGCAAACTGGATTATGGATAGACTTCGCAACAGACGACAGGGGAGATATTTTATCTTTGTACGCTTATATCAAAGGGTGTTCTATAGCGCAGTCATATGACGATTTAGACGCTAGCACGTTACGCGATTCTGTTATTTACGAGAAGAAACCAAAACAACTTAAGCGTCCATCTTCTGAATTAATATATCCAGCACCTGCCGACGCGTTTAATGTCGTGTCAAAAACAAACCATGGAATCTGGTGTTACCGCGATAAAGACAAAAATATCCTAATGTACGTGACACGCCACAACTTACAAGATGGTAACAAGTATTACACTCCACACACATACAGGCAGCAACCAACTGGGCCGGCATATTGGGACAGTATCGCAACAGGCTTAACCGCCTGGCCATTGTTTAACCTCGATGTATTGCACCTAATGCCTGATGCCAACGTTATGATCGTAGAAGGCGAAAAGACCGCCGTTGCGGCCAGCACGCTAATGGACGATTGGGTGGTGACTACCTGGCATGGCGGTTCTAACGCCTATAATCGCGTTGACTTGGAGCCCCTACGAGGTCGAAAAGTGTGGTTATTCCCTGACAACGACAAAGTCGGAAATGATGCTATGCTGGGGATGCAGGCGCGCTTGTTAGATATTGCGTTAAGTTGTGAATTGATAGTTATACCGAGCCCCGAGCAGTACGCGAAAGGATGGGATTTATCAGACGGCGTTCAACAAGGTATAAAAAAAGAGGATGTCATGCAATTAATTAATAATGTTGTGCCGGCTGCAAGAGATAACGTGGTTTCTATAGACAAACAAAATA